AAAAAAAGGTTCGGCTGTTTACAAAAAGTGAGCAGGATGAACAAAAGCTCGTGTACGGAATCGTGTATGAGCCTGATGTTCCTGATGCCCACGGCGATTTTATGACCGCCGAGGAAATTGAAAAAGCGGCGCACGGTTTTCTCGCGGAGGCACGGGAGATTGATATCAATCACAGCTTTGAGGGTGGAACCGGCGTCGTGGTCGAGTCCTATGTGGCGCCCGATGATTTTATGATCGGATCAAAGCGGATTACAAAGGGCTCATGGGTGCTCGTGACAAGAGCGTCTGACGAGGTGTGGGAACAGATTAAGGCTGGAATCATCACCGGCTACAGCATGGCTGGCACTGCAGATGTGTATGAAGAAGAACCGGTCGAAAAAGCAGGGTTCTTTAGTGTATTCAAGCAAATGCTTGCTGACAAAACAGGGAAGGAGACTGAAGAAATGAGAAAAGAAGACATGAAAGAATCATTCGAGCATGCGCTTTACCCTCTGCTCAAACGGCTTGAGCGGATTGAAAAAAACACAGACACGGAGGAAAAGCCGGAGCAGACGGGTGATGACGAGCGGCTGAAAAAGCTCGTTGAAGACATGCTTGCCCCGCTGATCGAACGCATCGAGGCTTTGGAAAAAGCGCGAGGCGCGTCTAAGCAGACAGCGGACGATACGGGCGGCAATACAGAGCAAGTCAAAAAATCAATATGGAGCGGACTGCTGTAAAACCAGTCAAGGAGGAGGAAATCAATTGAGAAATCAAGAGATCATTCGGAAAGCGGAAATGTCGCTTTCTGCTTTAAAAAGCGGCGGGCTTATGAACCCTTCGCAAGCATCGGCTTTTATCCGCATGGTGCAAAACACGCCGACCATTTTCAGTGAATCCCGCGTGATTCAAATGGAAAACGATTCGCAAAAATTTGAAAAAATCGGCTTCGGCCAGCGTATTCTGCGGGCTGCGCAAGAAGGAAAAGCACTGTCAAACGACGAGCTGACAGTTCCAACGACAAGCACGGTCCAGCTGAACACGAAGGAAGTCATTGCGGAAATCAACATTACGTATGACACACTTGAAAACAATATTGAAAAAGACGGCTTGCAGCAGACGATCATGCAAATTTTAGCAGAGCGCGCAGCAGTTGATATTGAAGAGCTGATCGTTAACGGCGATACAGCATCAGCTGATCCGTATCTGGCGCAGCTGGACGGCATCCGCAAACAGGCGGTTTCCCATATCGTTGACATGAACGGTGAAGAACTGTCCAGAGCGACATTCAAGAAAGGCTTAAAGGCAGTTCCGCCAAAATATTTGCGCATCCCTCAGGAATTCAGATTCTATACGTCTCACGGCCTAGAAGTTGAATGGAAGGACCGCGTGGCGGACCGCCAGACAAACCTTGGGGACCAGGCTGTTCAGGGCGGCTTGTCAACAGCATTCGGCGTGCCGGTCAAAGGGGTATCCAATATTCAGCCGTACACAGTCGGTGAGGGAGACGCGCAATATGACGCTTCTGATATCATTCTCACACATCCGAAAAATATCATTCTCGGCTTCTCCCGCAATATCCGAATTGAAGTCGACAAAGACATCCGCTCCCGTAAATTCATTATTGTCTTAACGGCCAAGCTGGACAGCAAGTTCGAGGAAGAGGATGCCTGCGCGAAATTAATTAACGTAAAAGAATAATAGAAACGAGGTGGTCAGCTCATGCTCATTGAACCGACTGACGTAGCCTCCTATTCGGTCTATGATCGGGTGAAAAACAGACCGGAAGAACTGCTGGCGCAGGATATCATCGAGGCGGAGGCAGAAGCGGCTCTCATCACGGGCCACCGCTTTGAAGACAGCTTGTATGATCCGCTGCCCGGTAAGGTGAAGTTGGCTTTGCTGAAGCTTGCCCAGTATTTTGCGCTTGTCAACAGCGATGAATCTGCCTCATCAAGCTATCAGTCTGAGAAAATGGGGGATTATTCCTACACGGTTTCCGGAGAAGGCGGGATTCAGCGGCCTGCGGTGTATCATTTGCTCGAAGAGTTTATCAAGCCGGGCTACGTCCCTGAATCCTCCAGACTGAAGGTGAGATCTTTATGAGCTACAAGCAGATGCTCATTCACCGTTGCGACATTTTTCATGAAGCAGCGCAAGCACCGTCTGCAGGCCGATTTGGGATTCCGGCAGACAGGCTGCAGCCAGTGATTTCATATCCCGAGACACCCGATGAACAAGATGTCCCTTGTTATTTTACCGAAAAAACGCAGCAGCTGATTCAGGAGGAGCCGGATCAAACTGTATATCATAGCTTTCTCGTCCATTTTCCGTTGTCAGCGGACATCCGAGTGAACGATAAAATCATTTGGGAGAATCATAAATATATACTAAAGCTGCCGAAAAGGATCAGACATCATCATTGGGAGGTCATCGCAGTCAGGGATGAAAGCCTATGAAAATAGCGGGATTGAAACAGCTGAACACGGCATTAAAAGAAGCGGCTTCAGGCGGTTTTTCCAGACAGGCGTCCCGGTGGCTTGAGGAGTGCGGGCAAGATTTTCTGGAGATCGTCCAATCTGAACTCATCAGCACACAAACGATTGATACAGAAAAACTGCTCAGTTCCTTTGAGAAAGGCGCAGAGGACAATCACTGGATTGTGCAAAGCGGCGGGCTTTCGCTTGAGGTGGGGACACAGCTTGATTACGCCTCATTTCTTAATGACGGCCATTGGACGTCAAAACAAGATGTGAGATGGGTGCCGGGGCGTTTCCAAGGCTCACGGTTTATTTATGATCCAGCGGCTTCAACGGGAATGGCGCTCAAGAGAAAATGGATACCGGGCACGAGCTACTGGGATCATGCACTGCTTTTATATGAACAGCTGTTTGAAAAATCGCTGGAAAGCAAACTGCGCCAGTGGCTGAAGAAGCTGTAAAGGAGGAGCAGGATGAACAGTGAAACAGGATCGATCATGGCGTTTTTGTACAGCCGGTGGTCTGTTCCCATTTATCAACGCGAGCTTCCTGATCACTTTCAGGTGCCGTCGTTATACGTCCCGCCACCATCTGTTTTCGAGGAAACAGATACGGTCTCCACATTTAAAAAAACCTACAGTCTCAATGTAAAACTGTTTCATCTGGACTCCGTTCAGGCGCTGGATGAAGCGGACAGGCTCGCGGATGCCATAAGAGAAGCGAGAAATATGATTCCGCTGCTGAGTGAATCCGGCGAGAAGACGGGGGATATGGTTCGCATCTCCCAAATCGAGACAAGGGTAGGAGACAGGGGCGAGGCGGCCATGGTGATCAGGTGGAGCAGCCGATATTATTATCACAAAATAGAACAGCCTGTCTTACAGGATATCGACATGAACAGCGGGGTGAAATAAACGGTGTCAAAGGACAAACAACAGAAGAAGGCTGTACATACAAAGAGCCGGGAAGCTCTATTTGATACAGCGGATTTGATTAAGCACGCGAAGGAACTGTTCGGCGTTAAGCCGGATATTCTTCAGGGGGCTTTATTTGGCGTGGATCAACCACGTATGACGAAATCAGAAGCCAACCAATTGATTCAAACATTTCTAACCAAGGAGGTCATGTCATCATGAATGGCGGAACATTTACAACAGGCAAAGAAAAAGAACGTGCAGGCATTTATTTTAACTTTAAAACGACGGCACAGGAGCGGGTATCACTCAGTGAACGGGGAACAGTCGCACTTCCGGTCGCATCAAGCTGGGGCGAAGCGAAAACGTTCGTCTCCATTTCCAGCGTTGAAGACCTGAACAAAAAAGTGGGTCTCAGCATTGATGACCCGTCTTTATTGCTGCTGCGTGAAGCGAAGAAAAATGCGAAAACGGTATTGATGTACCGTCTAACCGAAGGTGTCCGAGCGTCTGCTGATATTGCTGAAGGCGTCAAAGCAACTGCAGTATATGGCGGAACAAAAGGAAATGACATTATCATCCGCATCAATCAAAATGTGCTGGATGCTAATTCTTTCGATGTGACAACATATATGGACGAATCAGAGGTTGATAAACAGACTGTCAAAAAGGCTGAAGAATTAACAGCTAACGGCTATGTCACTTTTACCGGAACAGGCGATCTTTCTTCAACGATTCCTCTCACTGGATCAGAAGGAGACACTGCAGCTGAGACGCTGAATGCATCCGCGGGAATCCGTTTATCTGGCGGTACGGATAAAGCCCCTGTCAACTCTGACTATACAGATTTCTTAGCCGCGGCTGAAACGGAGAGCTTTGATGTGATTGCATTGCCTGTTGCAGAAGGTGACCAGTTGAAGGCGACGTTTGCTGCTTTCATTAAACGCCTTCGCGACGGCCAAGGACAAAAAGTGCAAGGCGTCACAGCCAATTATGCTGGTGATTATGAAGGCATAATCAACGTAACAGAGGGTGTGCTGCTTGAAGATGGCACGGAAGTTACACCGGACAAAGCAACAGCTTGGGTAGCTGGAGCGAGTGCAGGAGCAACCTTTAACCAATCACTCACATTTGTAGAGTACGAAGGCGCCGTTGATGTGTTACACCGCCTCGACCACGATACGATTGTTGAACGTCTGGGCAAAGGTGAATTTTTATTCACATTCGACGCCCGCGATAAATCCGTCAGTGTAGAAAAGGACATTAACTCACTCGTGACGTTCACAGCTGAGAAAAACAAGAAATTTGCGAAAAACAAAATCGTTCGTGTCCTGGATGCTGTGAATAATGATTTAACACGCGAGCTGAAAGCCTTAATTAAATCAAGAAAAGGCAGCGGAAGCGATATCCCGGCATCTGAAGACGGACTGCAGTATGTAAAAACGATGATCACGCAATACATGACAACACTTCAGGATGCAGGCGGCATCACTGGCTTTGATTCCGATGAAGATATCACAATTTCAATGAATGAAGATCGTGACGGCTTCTTGATTGACCTGGCTGTACAGCCTGTCGATGCAGCAGAAAAATTCTACTTTAATGTGGAGGTAAACTAATATGGCATTAAAAGCACAAAACACAATCTCAGGAAAAGAAGGCCGCTTATTTCTCGATGGTGAGGAAATGGCGCACATCAAAACATTTGAAGCAAACGTTGAGAAAAACAAATCCGAAGTCAACATTATGGGCCGCCGCATGACAGGCCATAAAACAACAGGGGCAAACGGAACTGGAACAGCAACGTTTTATAAAGTCACATCAAAATTCGTGATCCTGATGATGGACTATGTCAAAAAAGGCAGCGACCCATACTTCACACTCCAAGCCGTGCTGGATGATCAATCCTCAGGCCGGGGCACAGAGCGAGTCACGCTGTACGACGTCAACTTTGACTCTGCCAAAATCGCAAGCCTTGATGTCGATTCAGAAGCGTTAGAGGAAGAAGTTCCATTTACATTCGAAGACTTCGACGTCCCTGAAAAGCTGTCTGACACGTTTTAATAAAAGGCGCATACGCAGACCTTTCTCAGAAAGGTCTGTTTTTTTACAGGATCAAACTAAACAATAGACAAGGGAGTTTTTTACATGAGCGAGAAGAACGAAAACGTATATGATCTTTCCTTTTTTATGCCGGGAAAAACAATTGAAGCTGAGGAAATCAAAGTGCCAATCTCAAAGCGTTTTGTTGATAAAAAAGGGAACATCGTGCCATTTATTTTTAAAGCGATCACGACGGAGCGCATTGATGAATTGGAGAAAGAAACAACAACGTATAAAAATGTCAAAGGCAGAGGCCGTGTAAAAGATTTAGACAGCCAACGCTTTTATGCCCGAATCGCAGTTGAATCAACCGTTTATCCGGACTTCCGTTCAAAAGAGCTTCGAGAAGCTTACAAAACGGCTGACCCGGTAGAAGTTGCGAAACGCGTGCTCTCAGTTGGAGGCGAGTATGCGAACTGGTTAAACAAAGCGATTGAGATTAATGGATTTGAAGATGAATTAGAGGATCTGGAAGAAGAAGCAAAAAACTAATCAAGGATGGGCATAAAGAAGCCGTGTATCTCTACTATGCGATGCACGAGCTTCACTATTCCCCATCAGATTTATTGGCGCTCTACGAAGCGCCCAGAAACTATAAAGCGCTGTTGTATGGAATGATCGGATATAAGCTCGATCTCCTTGAAAAACAAGCAAAGAAAGGAGGGGCATCGTAATTGGCAAAGCTGACAGCAAGGTTTGAAATGGAAGACCGTGTAAGTAAAAAGTTAAGAAAGATCCAGAATGGGTTTAGAGCACTTGAAAAGTATAGAAAAATGGTGCAGCGAAAAAGCGCTATTGATGTTCGAAAAGAAAGCAAAACTGTATTAAGGACAATTGATCGCATACAAAAATCATTAAAGAAAAAGCTTGGCGCCCAAATGATCTCCATTTCAACTGAGGATAAAGCCAGCAGTGTCATTCAGCAGGTTAATGTTCAATTGCAGAGATTGCCGTCATCTGTATCTATAAAAATAGATGCTAGTGACCAAGCAACCGAAAAGTTTGAACGATTAAGAGAGCTCGTGGCAGGTTTTAAAGGCTTTACGATTATGCTGAGTGCAGAAGATCAAGTGTTGCCGGCTGTGCAAAAAATACAGCGCTATATGGAAACTGCACTTAAAAATGGTTACTCTGTTACGATACGCGTGATTGATCACGTCATGAAAACAGTCGGTCGTATTTCTGCTGGTATTGATGCCTTAACAGGAAAAGACAACAAACTTGAGCTCGCTATTAATGACAGGGTGTCAAATAAGCTGGATTCATTGCAGAAAAGAATTGACAGCATGGGAAGCTCAGGTCCCTCCGAGAAAGGAGCGCCTTCATCAGGAGGAAATACAGGAGATATTGCGAGCATGTTTGATCCAGAAACGATTTTGACAGCACTGGACAAATTTGCTGCTTCTTTCATGGAAAAGGTGGATGAAATCGCCACAAAGTTCAGCCCGGAAACAATCTTAACAGAGCTGGATAAATTTACGACATCGTTCATGAATAAGGTGGATGAAGTCGCCACAAAGTTTAGTCCAGAGACAATTTTGTCGCAGCTGGATAAGTTCACAACATCGTTCATGAGTAAAGTGGACGCAATTGCAACGAAGTTCAGTCCAGAAACGATTCTGGCACAGTTGGATAAGTTTACAACATCGTTCATGAGTAAAGTGGACGGAATTGCGACGAAATTCAGTCCAGAAACGATTTTGTCACAGCTGGATAAATTTACAACATCGTTCATGAATAAAGTGGACGCAATTGCAACGAAGTTCAGTCCAGAAACGATTCTGGCACAGTTGGATAAGTTTACAACATCGTTCATGAGTAAAGTGGACGGAATTGCGACGAAATTCAGTCCAGAAACGATTTTGTCACAGCTGGATAAATTCACAACATCGTTCATGAGTAAAGTGGATGCAATCGCAAGTAAATTCAGTCCAGAAACGATTTTGTCGCAGCTGGATAAATTCACAACATCGTTCATGAGTAAAGTGGACGCAATTGCGACGAAATTCAGTCCAGAAACGATTTTGTCCCAGCTGGATAAATTCACAACATCGTTCATGAGTAAAGTGGATGCAATCGCAAGTAAATTCAGTCCAGAAACGATTTTTAAGCAGCTTGACAAGTTTACAGATTCCTTTATGAAAAAAGTGGATGCAACCGCAAGTAAATTCAGTCCAGAAGCGATTTTTAAGCAGCTTGACAAGTTTACAGATTCCTTTATGAAAAAAGTGGATGAAATCGCAAGCAAATTCAGTCCAGAAGCGATTTTTAAGCAGCTTGATAAGTTTACAGATTCCTTCATGAAAAAAGTGGATGATATCGTAAGTAAATTCAGCCCGGAAACAATCTTTAACGAGCTTGACAAGTTTACAGATTCCTTCATGAAAAAAGTGGACGATGTCGTAAGTAAATTCAGCCCGGAAACGATTTTAAACGAGCTTGACAAGTTTACAGATTCCTTTATGAAAAAAGCAGATGATGTCGCCAGCAAATTCAGTCCAGACGCCATTATTACTAAAGCGGAAGACTTTGTAACAAATATTGTTGACAAAATTTCAGAGAAATTTAATTTCCTGAACCCGGATAAAATCGCTAATAAAGCAGAAAAGTTTGTTGATAACATTGTTTCAAAAATCGCCAAGAAATTCGAGAAATTCAGCCCTGATAAAATTATTGAAAAAGTGGGAGAGTTTTTTGAAAAAATTATAAAAGGCATTGCTGAGAAGCTGGGGAATCTGGATATTGGCGGGTTGTTTGGCGGCAAATCCAGCGGAAGCAAAGGCAAACAAAAAGCTTCAAAAGCCAATACAAAGAACTCAACTTCTAACAATTCAAACCGCACTAAAAAACCTTCTATGAACCAAAAATCTTCAGGTTCAAAATCGAAAAAGTCAGGCGGCAAATGGGGCGGGGCTTGTGGTTGCTGCTGTGCCGGAATCAGTACAGGCAAAAGCAAAAAAGTCAAAAATAGAAACGGTTCATCAACAAAAGGGAATAAAACAAATCCTGTGAATACACCTAAATCTGCTAAAGGAGCAGCAGGCAAAGGTTTTTCAGGCCTTCTGAAAACATTGGGTGAATCAAAAGGCTTAAAAGGCGGACTAAAGGGCTTAAAAGGAGCTGCAAAAGGAATACCGGGATTAGGCGAAATACTGTCCCTTACTGACTTAGCCGGTATCAATAAGAATAATGCTGGTGAAAAAGTAGGTTCAGCCGGCGGAGGTTTAGCAGGAGCCGCTGCAGGAGCGGCTATTGGAAGCGTTGTGCCGGGAGTCGGGACTGCTATTGGCGGTGTTGTAGGAGGAATTGCCGGTACTTTCGGCGGTGAAAGTTTAGGTAAGGCAATTGATGCCGGCGCTCTAGAAGATACATGGAACAGCATTACAGAGGGTGCGCAAAATGCCTGGTCAGCCATTCAGGATACTTGGGGAACTGTATCAACATGGTTTATGGATAATGTCTGGACGCCAGTGTCAACCGCAGTTGTGGGTGTAGCAACAAGCATATGGTCCAACATCGTGAATGCTTGGACAACGATCCAAACGATATTCAGTACTGTATCAACATGGTTTATGGACAATGTCTGGACGCCGGTTTCATCAGCAGTTGTGGGTGTAGCAACAGCAATATGGTCTAAAATCGTAAATGCATGGACGACAATTAAAAATGTGTTCAGTACAGTTGCTTCATGGTTTATGAGTAATGTGTGGGGGCCAGTCAAATCAGCTGTAATAGGAGCGGCAACTACAATCTGGGATAAAATGACCGGTGCTTGGAATAAGATTAAGAGTGTTTTCAGTACGGTATCGGGATGGTTCATGGATACAGTTTGGAACCCGGTCAAAAATACAGTCTCAGATGTAGGTAAGGGAATCTCAGATGCTTTCAAAAAAGCGATAGACACCGTTAAGAACATTTGGAAAGGCCTGAGCGGCTGGTTTAAAAAGAATATTCAAGAACCTCTTACAAAGGTGGGAGAAGCGATTTCAGATGCTTTTTCTAAAGCGTTCGGCTGGGTGAAGCAAATCTGGGATAAAGCTGGCGGCGTAGCTAGTAAAGTAATTAATTTTGTAACCGGCGGCGGTGATCCGAATAAAGGTAAGGATCCGGATAAAAATGCCACAGGCGGCTACATCACCAAACCAACCATCTCGTGGATCGGTGAAGCCGGCAAGGAATTCGTTATCCCGGTTGATAACAACCGAGGCCGGGGGAAGATGCTTCTTTCACAAGCGGCGTCTAAGCTGGGTATGCAAGTTGTAGACGACATGGGAGCAGCTTCGTCTTCTGGCGGAAGTCCAGCATCTGTTTCAGGAGGAGCAGCTGTCAGTCCTCTATCAGGCTCAGCCTCCCCAGCAATGAACACTGCAAATCTTACAGGCCAAGCGTCCACACTCGGACAGCAATTTTCAGAAGGCTTTGGTAAAGGCATCAGCGATCAGCCGGTCAAAATGGAAGACTGGAAAAAGAAAAACATCAATACGCCATTTACACAAATGATTTCTGCTTCACCAAATTACGGTAAACAAATGGTAAGCGGGTATGCCAAGGGTCAAAACGGCACTGCAACCGGAACGGACGGCTTTTTGCAATCAAAAGTTAAAACGCCGTACCAAGCCACTGTGAACAAATCGTCTTCATGGGGCACAGGAACGGTCAAAGGCTTTGCGCAAGGACAAAACTCAACCCAAACAGGGACTGCACAGTATGTGAGTACACATGTTGACAAACCGTTCCTGCGTTCAAAAGACACATCGAACAGCTGGGGTTCAGGCATGATCGGAAACTTTGTGACAGGCATGAATTCTAAATCCAGTGAAGTAAAACAAGCGGCAAAGGATATGGCCAAGAGAGTGGAGCAGGCTTTCCGTGAGGAATTAGATATCCATTCACCTTCCCGTGTCATGATGAGCTTGGGGCGTTTTGCTTCAATTGGTGTTGTCAAAGGCCTTGGCTCAGTAGATGTAAAGAAATATGCTGAAAAACAAGCCGGATCACTGGCGGCTGCCTATTCCGGAATGGGAGCCATGGGCGGGAACGTAAAACAGTGGATTATGGCCGCTCTCATGGCCACCAAGACACCAATGAGCTGGCTTCCGGGTCTCTTGACGATTGCGCAGCATGAATCCGGAGGCAATCCGAACGCAATCAACCTGTGGGACAGCAACGCAAAAGCGGGGCATCCGTCACAAGGGCTGATGCAGACGATCCCAAGCACTTTTAATGACCATAAAGCACCGGGTATGGGTAACATTAAAAACCCGATTCACAACGCAGCTGCTGCGATCGGCTACATTAAAAGCAGATATGGATCAATCAACAATGTGCCGGGTATTAAAAGCCTGAATCATGGCGGACCGTATGTCGGTTACGCAAACGGCGGGCTGATTACAAAAGAACAAATTGCCCGTGTCGGAGAAGGAAACAAGCGGGAATGGATCATTCCGGAGGAGCGAGGCATCCGCGGCCGCTACCTCCTTCAGAGAGCTGCGCAAGCTCTTGGTATGGAAGTGACAGATCCGTCTCAATCCCAGCAGTCTGAGCTTTCTTCAGGACAAGTTTCAGCAGTTACATCCGGTACACGGCAAACGATACAAACAGCCGGAACGAAAGAAATAAAGATTGAGTTTAACGGCGATCAGCATTTCCATAATGGACAGGATGCTGATGGCCTGGTTGCGAAAATCAAGCAGGCATTACTTGATGAATTACAAAATGACATTAACACCGGAACAAAGGGGGTCGTGGCTTTTGACTAAGTCTATCTATGAATTTTGGATATCACAGGGGAAAGAAAAGCTGCGATTCCCTGTTCTTCCTGAAGCGATTGATATAGCGAATAGTGTACAAAATGACTCAGTAAAGATAACGGGATTGGGTGAACTAACGTTTATTGAAGAACCCGGAGCAAAAGAAATTTCATTTTCTTCTTTTTTTCCAAAAAAGTATACGCCGATAGCTGAATATCAAAATCTCCCGTCTCCGGAAAATGCCATTGCGAAAATTGAAAAATGGATGAAGGCAAAAAAGCCTGTTCAATTTTTAATTACGGGAACAAAAATCAATATGACATGCAGTATTGAAAGCCTTAAATATAGTGAGGGAGACAATGAAATAGGAGATCGGGATTTTGATATTGTATTAAAAGAATACAAAACCGCTTCCCCGCGGAAAATCAAGCAGAAGAAAAAAACAAAGGCAAAACGTCCGTCGAAGGCTGCGCCGAAGACGTACACAGTGAAAAAGGGAGACACGCTATGGGACATTGCAGGCAGATTTTACGGGAACAGTACTCAATGGCGCAAAATTTGGAACGCCAATAAAACAGCAATGATCAAACGAAGCAAACGGAACATCAGGCAGCCGGGCCACTGGATTTTTCCCGGCCAAAAATTAAAGATACCGCAATGAAACAGGTGATGTATGATGATAGAACTGTTCGTCATTAAAGACACAGAGTGGCTTGAGCTGGTTGCAGAAAGCGTATCGCTTGAAGGCCATCGTTATCAGGCGCCGCGCTCCATTGAAGCGACCATCGTCACCAAACAGGGCGACCAGACGTATTACAGTGTCTCAGAAGGAGATACGGTCTTGTTTAAATGGAAGGGAAAAGAGCTTTTTCGGGGCATTGTTTTTGCAAGAACCCCGGACGAGCATACGCTTGCCTTCAGCGCTTATGACATGCTTCAATACCTGGTCAAAAACCAGGATATGTACGTGTTTTCCAATCAGCGGGCCGACCAGATCATCAGAAGGATTGCTAGTGACTTCCAGATACCGACAACCTCGATCGCAAACACAGGCCATACGATCAAAAGTCTTGTCATTAAAAATGATACGACATTGTATGACATCATATTAAAAGCGCTGAAACAGACGAAAAGCCAGACAGGACGACATTACCAGCTGTATTCGGAAAAAGGAAAGCTCGGTCTGCGCGCTTGGCCAGATCCGTCAGAGGTATGGGTGCTTGAAACGGGCGTCAATATCACGGGCTACCAATACAGCACTTCTATAAACGACACTGCTACTCGGGTGGTGCTTCGCCGGCAGAAGGACAATAAGACATATAAAGCCTCTGCCAAGGACAGTTCAGGCTTAAATAAATACGGTGTGCTTCAATATACGGAAACGGTCACAGATGACATCAACCAGGCACAGCTTCAGCAGCGGGCAGATGTACGGCTTGCTGAAAAAAAGGGCGTGAAAAAAGAACTGAAAAATATTCAGGCAGTGGGCATCCCGGAAGTGCAGAGCGGCTTGCCTGTCTATATTTCGATTCCGGAGGCCGGCATCAAGAAAACCTATTGGGTAGATACGGACCGGCACGAATTTAAAGGAACGAAACATACGATGACGATCGATGTTGTCGAAAAGAATACGATGCCGGAAGGAGTTTCCTGATGAGATTAAGTGAGGCTATAAAACATTTGGCAGTCGGCGCAGTTGACGCTGAGTCTCCGGTAGAACTGCTCCCGGCTGAAGTCGTTTCGGTTTCTCCTGTGGAAATCAAATTAAAAGAAAACAGCAAACTGATCATACCGGAAGACGCCATCATTATCCCAAAACGAATGCAGTCCGGAGGAGACGATGCACTCGAGCCGGGGGATCGCCTCATGACCGCGGCTCTGACTGGCGGTCAATCGTTTTTTATTATAGACAAAGTATAGACAAACCGCTTCGATCGAAGGGGTTTTTATTTAGCTTGTAAAAAGGAGTGGGCATCATGGCCCTGACACCAGAAGTGGAGTTTGAAGATATTGAAGATGAGAGCGAAATCATTGAAACCTCGCAAACGTACAAAATAGATTTTGAAAACGGAAGAATTACGAATGAGCTGATTACCGGGCTTGAAGCGATCAGGCAATTCGTCTATATCGCCTTACAGACAGAACGCTACGCGTATTCCGTATACAGCCATAATGTCGGAAATGAGCTTCAGGACGTGCTGACAGATCATGAGACGACTGATGCGTATAAAAAGATGGAGATCCCGAGGCTGATAGAAGAGGCGCTGGTTTATGATGACCGGATATCGGCTGTAACAGATTTTGAGATTGAAAAACAAGGCGATGCGTTTCATGTGTCCTTTGTGGTGGAGACGGATGAAGGGACGCTTGAGATTGAGGAGGTGATTGGCGAACATGTTTGAAGATCAGACCTTTGAAAATATTATGGAGCGAATGTTGAACAGCATTTCCGCAGATATTGACACAAGAGAAGAGAGCGTCATTTATAATGCGTTAGCCCCGGCGGCGGCCGAGCTTGCGAAGTCTTATATATGGCTGGATACTGTGCTTGAGCTAGTTTTTTCTGATACCGCACAAGGAGAATTTTTAGACAGGCGTGCAGCGGAAGCGGGAATTGAAAGAACTGCCGCGACAAAGGCCGTCAGAGCGGGAGAGTTTACGGCTGGAGTAACCATTCCTGTCGGCTCCCGTTTCTACGTGGATAATCTTTATTTTCAATATACGGCAGACGGGACGCTCATCTGTGAAACACCTGGTGAAGCAGGAAACGCCAATCTGACCGGACGCAATTTACTGTCATTGGATACCATTCCCGGTTTAGAAACGGCCATAGTCCAAGAAATCCTGATTCCGGGACGCGAGGAAGAGGGAGATGACAGCTTGCGAGAACGGTATTTTACAAGGGTTCGGCGTGAGGCCGTCAGTGCCAATAAAATGCATTATAAAGAGTGGGCTGAGGAAGTGGACGGTGTGGGAAAGGCAAAGATCTTCCCGCTTTGGAACGGGGAAGGCACGGTCAAAATTGTCGTCACCAATGCGAATCTTGAGCCCGCTTCTCAAGTTTTAATTCAAAAAGTGAAAGATTATATCGACCCTGAACCAGGACAGGGAGAGGGACAGGCACCAATCGGAGCCGTTGTCACAGTGGAAAGCGCGGTCTGGAAAGAAGTTGAGATTTCTGCCGAAGTGCTGCCTGAGATCAATCACTCAATTGATGAAGTGAAGTCAGAAATTGAGGAAGGCGTTTTAAATCTCTTTAAGAAAATGGCGTTTGAAGATAACGTCATCCGCCTTTCTCAAATTAACAATATCGTCTATAATTCACCATCAGTCAGTGACTACTCCAATATTCAAATCAACGGCACGTCTGAAAATCTGGTGCTGAGCAACGTGGAAATTCCTAAGCTTGGGCAGGTGAAGATTATTGAGCAAACAAGATGACATGACAGCTTATCTGCCGCCGTTTCTCACCAGCCTTAAAGAAATGGCCGAGCTGCTGAAAGCGGAAGCGCCTGAGTTTGATAAACAGAATAACAGCATATTTGATCTGACGGATCAGTTATTCGTACCGACGGCGACATGGGGGCTCAGCCGCTGGGAAAAGATTTTAAACGTACCGCGTGAATCAGGCGACACAGATGAGATCAGACGATTGCGGCTCATTTCCAAAATGTCGAACATCCCGCCAATCACATACAGGGCCATTGAGCAGGCGGTAAACCGTTTCTTGAAAAACCCGTCTGCACAGGTCCGCCTGCTTCCCGGCGAATACCGATTTAACGTCGATATCAATGTTGATGACCTCCAGCACATGAGTGAGCTGATCGAAGCGATAGAAAACATGAAGCCCGCTCATTTGGCGTATACGCTCAGAGGCGGATTGAACGAGACGCTGCAAATCAAAGACACAGTCATCCTGAATCATCGCAGATACCGAACGGCCAGTGAACTCAAGGTCGGTTATTCTGTCACTCTTAACAACAATGAGGTGGTTTTAACTTGATTTCAACCATATACAGAGAACGCACAGCGGCTGATCTAAAAAGCAGAATCGATCACGTGCTGCTCAACGGCCAAAAAACAGAAATAGTAGAGCTCGCCATTGACGGTGCGACCGTCACCGTTCTGACAAAACGTGAGGAAGACATCAAGCATATCGAAACGGTACAAATTTTTGACGAGCTGGGCAACGTCATCACAGAGAGAAAGACTGACCTGGACGTCAGCGAAAACAGAACACTCGATTTCAGATTTACTTTTGAGGTGGTGTAAACATGGCATACGAAGAAAAAACAGACTGGCTTCCGGACGACCCCATCAACGAAGATGACGTCAACCGCTGGGAAAAAGGAATAAAAGACGCCCACACCGACCTGGCTGCCCACAAAAACGACATGAACAACCCCCACAACACAACAAAGGCGCAAATCGGGCTGGGGAATGTGGATAATGTGCAGCAGGCGGCGAAGAAGGATTTTGACAAGCATGAGCAAGATCAGGTGCGGCATGTTACAGAGGAAGAGCGAGAGAAATGGAATGGGGGTCAGTTATCGAAGATTACAAAAGATGATGGCTCAGTCTTTATCAACATAGACAATGGACAAGATTTTAACAAAGCAGCTGCTGAGCAAAGGAAGTCATTTACTTTTCACACAGAAAATACAGGAGTGAATACACCTCCACAATCAACGAAAGGCATTTATTTATACTTTTCCGAAAACGACGGGGAAGCGATTGCTATGACAAATGACGGGGGAATTTGGAGAAAAACATTAACGAGCGGAGTGTGGTCCGAATGGGTATCATTCGAGACAGAAGCAGGATCTAAGAGTAAGTCTGAACAGGCTGAGGAAAATGCTAAAAATTATATAGACAAACATATTGGTAATAGCAACATTCATATCACTAATGATGAACGTGTGAAATGGAATGGTGCTCAACTCAAAAAATTGACCAAAGATAATGGTAGAAGAACTAGGGTACCTGATGGGACAGATATTCTATCATTATCAACCGGTTTTTATTATGCATTAGGTAAAAATATAGTAAACAACCCAGTTGAAGGAGATAATGCTTGGTATAACTATGATGTCATAGAGGGGGAGAGCAGCAGAAAAACAATTGTTGCTTACCAAAGCTATGAAGTGACCATGTGGATCGGAATGGTTCATACTGACGGTGAGTTCAGAGGATGGAAGCGGCTGATTACTTCAGAAGAATTAAAAAGTGAAAATATCAATAAAATTGCTGATGAGTCACTGTATCAAGATGCAGCATATTCAGGTAACAATTATCCAATCGGTATTACCACCGTCAGTATTCTCCAAGGGTCTACAGGTTATCCCTATGAATTTGGTGAAGTGCTGAATATAAAATCGAGCATATATCGATTTGCACAGTTTTTCTTTTATGCCGGAAACGCAGGTCAAAAGAAAATATTTATTCGTCACTGGTATGATAGCACAGGCTGGACTGAGTTTATTACGATCCCTTCATCAGATGAACTAGAAACTGTTTTAAATACAGCAAAGCTTTATACGGACAGTCATGCTAATAACACGGAAATCCATGTCACGCAGAACGATAAAACTAAGTGGAATAACAGTCAGATTTTCAAATTGACTCAAGATGATGGAACGTTGGGAAAATTCTACAATGAAGATTTAAATAATATAATTAAAACAGGATTTTATTATATTTATTCTTCTACGACTGAATTAAATGCTCCTATTAATAGAAATGGGTATTTGCTTGTATATAATGTTGGTACCTATCCGTATCAAGAATTTACTACTTATTCGGGAGAAACAGCTTCTATTCCAGACAATAGAAGAAAATTTATCCGAAATAAAAAGCAAGATTCAGAAGAATGGACTCCGTGGATGGAGATTGAAAATTCACAAGGAGCACAGGCAAAAGCAGACAAAGCTTTAGCTGATGCTAAAACCTATGTAGATACAAATTATACAAATCAAAAATTAACCAAACTTTCAGGCTCTGATGCAATAACAGATGCTAGAACTGGAGGGGATGAGTATCCTCAGGGATTAACTTTAATAGATATTGGTCAAGGAAATAATACCGGTTACCCGCTTCGTTACGGCTTCGTGAAAAATGAGAAACACAGTGATTTTAGATTTGTTCAATATTTTTATGGCACTGGAAATGAATCTGGCAGTTACATTGATAGTACTGGTACATGGATAAGGCATTGGTGGAGTGGGTCAGGCTGGACAGCTTGGCATAAAATTTCTGGATTTGCTCATGCAAATATAGGAACTACAGGCATACAGTATTTGGATAAAAAAGCCCACACAAAAATTCAATTTAACCGCAAAAGAAAAGATAGTCACAATGCATTTGATACAAAAAATAGTAGATTCGTTGCTCCTAATGATGGAATGTTTTTAGTAGGAGTGGGGCTGTATATGATAAATACACCGGCTTACATCAATTTTCATCTGAAACTCTATCTAAATGGATCATTGTATAAACCAATTGACCATTTGAGGGGGGACTTTAATGATAAGGAAAGTGAAATGAACCTTGACTTAAATGGTACTGTAACCGTTCCTATGAACAAAGGTGATTATATAGAAATCTATTGCTATTGCAATTATAGCGGTGATGATAGAAGAGGTGTATCCGATTATAACGAGGCATACAACTATATAGACATTCAAGAACTTGGAGGGCTTAACTATCCTACAGTATAAGTATAGGAGGAAAAACGATGATCGCAGAAGCAATCATGTATAAATACCCCAATGCAGATCCAACAAAAGATTTTATCGTTCAGAATGATGGGGAAGGGTCTTATATAGCTGAATGGAACCTGCGCGCCCCAATCCCAACACAAAAAGAACTCGAATCCTGGTGGGAAGAGCTGCAAAAAAACCCGCCGTACGAGCCGCCTGATCAGGTGGAGCTTCTCGCTCAAGAATTGTCACAAGAAAAGCTGGCACGCAAGCAGCTTGAAGAGCTGAACAAAACTTTGGGAAGCGAGCTGGCGGATATAAAGCTATCATTACTTTCCTTGAAAGGAGATCTTGCCGAATGAATTATTGGGTGCTAGCCCTTTATTATGAGTGGGCGACAGCAGATATGGTAAAACAAGCATTAGCATATAAAGACTGTTCAATTGAGGATCTGGCAGAGGGTGTGAACAAAAAGCTGATCACAGCTGACCAGTATAAAGAAATTACCGGTAAAGCCATGTAAGGCTTTTTTATTTTGCCTGTTTTTAGATCAAAGGAGGATGAAGATGGTGAAGTATCAATATGAATTTCCTCTCGATAAGGCTGGAAAAGCCGGCGCTGTAAAGCCCTATCGAGGAGGGAAAAATGATTTTGTGACACCTGTTTCGAATTTGTCAGGCGTAGCGGAGATTTTAACAAATGCTGCTTTAAAGGCTACTGAGGCATACAGTCAGCTCGGGCAGGACAGGCTTGGCGCAGTTCTGATTTCGAAAGTGAAGGGCTGGGCGTATGCAGATCGTGAAGGTACGCTCTTTATAGAAGAAAGTGACAATAACAATGTTTGGACAACGACAGCAGCAGTTAATGTCGCAGCAGGTGTCCTGACAGCGACGGACTGGGTATATCTTTCTAAACGCTATTACCGTTTCCGCTATGTGAACGGGAATCTTCAGCAATCTGAGTTTGTATTATACCAATCAGTCGGTGCGGGTGAGATGGATGTGCGTGTCAATGGAAAAATGCCTTTACAGATTGACTTTGCGGAGAATCAAACACACGATGGACGGCTGAAAGTCGAGGCTCGCAAAACATTTGACTTTGTCTTTCATGAAAATGCAGAGTCCGCCGGCGAGGGGGCTGCTTTACCTGTTGACGGTGCCGCGCATTTACTCGTTGAAGTCTACGGCACAGCAGAAATGAGCGAAGTCAAATTTTGGGGCAAATCGGTGTCAGGACAGAAACTGCCGATCAGAGGCGTGAAAACTGATGATGTTACCACTGCCTCCAGTACATTAGGAAAAGCTGAGGCATGGGCCTTTGATATTAAAGGGTTTAAGGAGATCATCATGGAGATTATCAGTATCACCGGCGGTACTCTTTCGGTAAAAGGGACCGCGGTTTCATAACAGTCTCGGCCCTCGGAAGGGAGGTGATCTGCATGTGAAGGAGGAGTGAATAATGCAGCAAGAGGCAGATGTGAATGTGTTTCAGCAGGACTTAGCAGACATAAAAGGCGAGCACAAAGCACTTGAGCAGAGGGTTTCCGCATTAGAACGCGTGTCTGACCGGCAAGACCAGCAAATCATGACGCTGAACGAAAAATTAAACAAAATTGAAGAAAACACCACGTGGATTAAACGCACCATCACAGGTGCCATCATTACGGCAGTGTCTACAGGCATCATTGGCGGAGCCATCGCCATTATGTACAGCCTGCTGCAGCATTAAAGGGGGATTTTCATGAACACGTTTGACAAGGGCACGGTCATCAGGACGGTGCTTCTTTTAATTGCTTTAATCAACCAGACCATGCTGATGCTCGGCAAATCACCATTGGACATTCAGGAGGAGCAGGTCAATCAGCTCGCTGACGCTCTTTATTCAGCCGGTTCCATCACATTTACAATTGGAACGACACTTGCCGCTTGGTTTAAAAACAACTATGTAACAGAAAAAGGGAAAAAACAGCGCGACTTGTTAAGGGACAATAATCTGACGAAATAAGGAGAGATGAAAATGGTTAACATTATTCAAGACTTTATTCCGGTTGGCGCAAATAACCGTCCAGGCTACGCAATGACGCCGCTTTACATTACGGTGCACAATACAGCGAATACCGCAGTAGGAGCAGATGCTGCAGCGCATGCCCGCTATTTGAAAAATCCTGATACGACGACAAGCTGGCATTTTACAGTTGATGATACAGTAATTTATCAGCATCTGCCTTTAAATGAAAACGGCTGGCATGCGGGAGACGGAAATGGCAGCGGCAACCGGGCTTCTATTGGAATTGAAATTTGCGAAAATGCCGATGGTGATTTTGCAAAAGCAACAGCAAATGCCCAGTGGCTTATCAAAACATTAATGGCTGAACATAATATCAGTCTCGCCAATGTCGTCCCTCATAAGTATTGGTCAGGGAAGGAATGTCCGCGAAAATTGTTAGATACGTGGGATTCGTTTAAAGCAGGAATTGGGGGAGGCGGCAGCCAAACTTACGTCGTGAAACAGGGCGACACGCTTACATCCATAGCGAGAGCATTTGGTGTTACGGTTGCTCAGCTGCAAGAGTGGAACAATATCGAAGACCCGAATCTTATTCGCGTTGGTCAAGTATTAATTGTAAGTGCTCCATCGGCTGCTGAAAAACCCGAGCTCTATCCGCTCCCTGATGGTATCATTCAATTGACAACACCTTATACATCAGGAGAACACGTCTTTCAGGTGCAACGAGCACTTGCGGCTCTGTATTTTTACCCTGATAAAGGAGCTGTTAACAACGGAATTGACGGCGTTTACGGACCGAAAACAGCTGACGCAGTTGCCCGTTTTCAAACTGTTAACGGTTTAACTGCTGACGGTATCTACGGGCCTCCGACGAAAGCGAAGATCGCAGCGCAATTAAGCTGATCAAAGACCATAAAAAATCCCGGAGCCGCTCCGGGATTTATTTTTTCTTCTTCAACTTTTTTATAATTCCAGCACTGCGCTCCCTCACCCGAAGCGAGTACCCGGAAAGCCCAAACCTTCCGTAATCAACAAACTTCACACGCCTCACCAATTTTTTCACTGTATCACCTGACATTATCCTCTGTTTGTATTTATTATATGTCACCCTTTAAGAAAAGGAATAAGGACAAGAGCTGTTTTCCCTTGTCCTTTTAGTGTGATCATGCTTTTTTTCGTTTATACTCGTCAATCAGCCGTTCGTTTTCTTTGAAGATTCTTGCTGTATGCGGACTGACTTGATAGCTTGCGACACTGGTAGTTGAACGTTTTTTCAGGATTTTAAACGGCTTCGCCGCTCTGGGCTCGCATCTGTTTTGAAACGCACGTTCCAT